GGCGTAGTTGCCCAATTCAACTGCGTGCCAAGTGGTCATTTGGATTTGGGACGAAACTCAGCGTCGGGAATAGACACGCCAACAGTTCCAGCGGGCGCACCGTAAGCGGCAAGGTTGATCGCCTGAATCTTGGCCGCACGAGCCAGCGAGTTAGCCGCCCTAGCCGCGTTCTGCGCAGGCGTTCCGGCCTTGCCCCCGCGAGAGGAGAACTCGGCGTGCGTGAGTGGTTTTAGTTTGTTGGGTTTCATTCTTTCGCGAGGGTTATGATCGGGCGCACGATGCGGGTTTGACTGTTGAATTCACGCGAGTAACGGCGGGCCGCGCTTCGTGTAGAATGAATCATTTTAGCTGGTTGCCATGAACCACTAACTTTAACGAGCACGATCCACGGCGTTTGCTCCATCGGCAGGATTTGAGGTTTCATATTTCGCAAAAGCATCCTGACCGCTCCGGTCCAACGCAAGCACAAAATTGAAAAAGTTTGCCAAAGTGCGCATAGCGTTTTGAGTGTGGCTCATATCAAATGAGCGAAGAACCCACGCAGCCGGAATCTACGGAAGGCCAAGTTGTAAACAATGACCTTAACGATTTGGCGTTTGGCGTGGGCGGGCTGAATCCGAACATCTCGCAGACTATCGCGCAGCCTTGGACGTTCATTGAGGGGCAGGCTTACACGCCGTTCTCGCTTAATCGCATCGCTTTGAGTTACGGATATATGAGCTACGGTCTTGTGCAAACGGCTATTGATGCGCCGGTTGACGATGCTTTTCGCGGTGGAATTGAGATTGAGTGCGGAGAGCTAGACGAAGACCAATTAGCGCAGCTTCACCGAAAAATGAAGACCGAGCGCGATATTGAGCAAATCAAGATGACGGCGAAATGGGCGCGGCTTTACGGCGGCGCAGGGCTGATTGTAGCGAGCGAGCAAGACCCGCGCACACCTCTCGACGTTGAAGCACTTGGCGAGGGCAGGAAACTCGCTTTTATCCCTGCCGACCGATGGGAGCTGATCTTGTCCAACGTGTCCATCAATGGACTGCAATACGGACAGCCAGACCTCGACGATGTGCCGGTTGAACGGCCTTACAATTACTACGGCTACTACCTCGACGCTACCCGTGTGGTTAAGATGCTGGGCCGCGAGGCTCCGTCGTATATTCGCCAGCGTTTGCAGGGTTGGGGCATGAGTGAACTTGAACGCTGTATGCGTGAAATGAACAGCTACATCAAGTTTCAGAACATGGTATATGAGTTGATCGACGAGGCGAAAATCGACGTTTACAAGATTCAACAGTTTAATGAAACGCTGGCGAGTGCGCAAGGGACGCAGCTCATTCAGATGCGCATTCAGCTATCGAACCTGCTCAAGAACTACAAAAACGCCCTCGTGATGGATAGCGAAGACGACTACGCGCAGAAGCAAATCGCGTTTGGCGGTCTAGCTGACATCCTCATGGAGTGTCGCGTGAATCTCTGCGCCGCATTCAAGATTCCTTACAACAAACTCTTTGGCGATAGCGCGAGCGGTTTCAGCTCTGGCGAGGATGCAATGGAGAATTACAATGCACTCGTTGAAGGTGACGTTCGAGATAAAGTAATCCCCATTATTGACGAAGTAGTGAAGCTGAGAATGCAGCAGCTTTTCGGGTTTATCCCTGAGTTTACGACACAGTTTAAGCCTTTGCGTATTCTGAATGCCGACGAAGAGGAAGACGTTGCAGCGAAGCAGCAAAAGCGCGTCCTCGACCTTTACGACCGCGACCTATTGAGCGGCGCGGAGGCGATGGAATCGCTGCACAAAGACGGCCTTCTCAACGTGGATTCCGAGGTGCTAGACGGCACGCGCGTTCCCATCGGTCCAATGGCCGCATCCGAGGACGAGTCTATTGCGGGCGGCGACTCCAAGAAGAAGCCCACCAAAAAGGAAAAGTCCAAGGACAAGAAAAACTCCATGAGCGTTTTCAAAGAGCTTATCGCATCGGCTGAAGCTCGCCGCATGGCTGGCCGTCATGCCACCGCCGCATAATGAAAAAAGTATGCGCAGCGGTCTTGCACCGCGATGAACACACGGACGCGCTTTTTAAGCCGATATACGCATACGTTGAGGACGTTTTCGAGTTTCCGGTAATCGACATCCTGACGGACTTCGGTGTTGATATGCGCAGAAACGCCAAGGAAACGGCTTTAACGGCTGCAATCCTCGCGGGCGTTATCTACTATCACGACGGCGTTTTCACCGGCTCATTTGACGCGCAAACGAGCAAGGAGCTTCGCTCCTACGGCGCGGAGTTCTCAAAGTCGCGCAAAGCCTTCCGTCTGGCGTCGTATGATGTTCCTTTAGGTGTTCGCCATGCCGCGAGCGTAGCCAAGGGAAAGAGCGAGGATTTGCACAAGGAGATTGCCGCCGTGCTTTTTCTCATAGCGGGCAACGTAGAAGCGAGCGAAACGGACATCAACACGACCGCCACCGCCAAGATTGTAGATCGCGACATCGTTGCGCAGCTAAAGAAGACCATGCCCGAGGGTTTCACCGTGCCCGACGTGAAACTCAGCATAGACGAACTTGCCACCCTTCAGGCGCAAGTTGACGAAGCCATAAAAAAAAACGTAGCGGAGGCTGCGCTTGAACTCGCCGCGCAAATCGAAGCCAACCGCGCCAACGGCGCGAACCTCGAAAGACTGCGCGAACTCATCAATATACATTTCGAGAAGCTAAAGAAGCGTGCGAAAAGTATTGCGGAGCATCAGACTGCGCTCTTTATAGCGAAAGAACGTGAGCGACTATACAAATCACTCGGCATCAATTCATACATCTGGCAAACCCGCCTTGATGACCGCGTGCGTCCAGATCATCGCGTCCTCGAAGGGAATCAGTTCTCTTGGGATTCGCCACCTGTTACGAACCGCGCAACGGGTGCGCACAATCACCCCGGCGAAGATTTCAACTGTCTTCCCTGCGATTCAAAAATTGAATTCGCTTACGGTGTGAAAAAAGCTTTCCGTCGTTGGTATAACGGAAAACTGGCCTTTATCGTTTTGGAATCGGGTAAAACGGTTAGAGCTACACCGAACCATCAGGTGCTTACGGTCAATGGGTGGAAGGCCATTGGAAGCCTTAATAATTCTGACTACATCATTGAGTTGAGCGATGAACTGATTCAATCTTCCGAAGGAAACATAAATAATCGTGTATCCACTATCGGCGATATATTTGCTTCTCTCTCCGAGCTTTTTGGAGGTTACAGCGTTCGTGGAGTAAGAAATCAATTCCACGGCGATGGTTCCGATTGTGAAGTCAATATTGTAGGGTCCACATGCGGTTTGTGGACTTGGGGAAAGATCGGACAAGGCATCAATCAACTCTCTCTCGCCTGCGCCAACTCTCTTGATTTTAAGTTGAGCCAATTTCAACGGGCCTTTTTTCCTATCAACCGGTGCTTTTCTGGCAGCAGAGGTGATTTGCCTGAGTTGCTCAATGGTGGATTTTTTAAATCTAACAATATTCGCCTCGGAACCGTTTCTGATAAAACACCCATTGGAAACCAGAATTCTCCTTATAGGCCTTCGGGAAATACCCATTCTATTTGCAATCGAAAGCTCGCTCTCTCCTTCATTATAACTCTTTACAACAACATCCTCGTCTATACTAAGACGATTATGCGCAGGCCTACCAACGCGGTTATCGGTATCAATTCCGATAGCCCTAAGTTTACGAGAGATTGTGTCGGCGTTAACGCCGACAATCTCTCCGATTTCTTTAAGCGTTTTCCCAGCCTTCAAAAGACTAGCCGCATCGTTGATTTTGGAGTTACTGATTTTAGTGGACATGTTTATAATTTGGAAACGGAGTCAAATTGGTATACTTCCGAAGGGATTGCAATACATAACTGCCGGTGTGCGCCTTTGCCCATTGTAAACATCAATGAGTAACGAAGTTAAACACTCATTCCGCATCGTATCGGACACGCGCCAGAACGCTAAGACGTGGGCGAACAAGTTTGATGCGCGTATGATTTTGCCGGGGCTGGTATCCTATGAAGACGTAGGATGTGGCAAGGCATTGGTTTCATATGAAACGATTCAGCAATATGCCGATACTTTTATTGGAAGGCCGTTGATCGTTACAGACAAACTTTCCCACAAGCCGGTTTCTCCTGAAACGATGGAAAAGGATGCGAGTGGATATATTGAGCGCGTATATTTCGATCAATCAGACGGCTGGTTTCACTGCGCGGGCATTGTATTCGACGATAAAGCCAAGAACGCTATCAATAAAGTTGGGCTTGTATCATGCGCATATAAGGTTTTAAAGACTGGCAACGGTGGCGAACGTAACGCCATTAAATACGACGAAGAAATCCTACAATTTTCGGGAGAACACCTAGCAATCGTGTCAAATCCACGGTATGAGGGGGCAACCATTCGACTGAATAGCAAACAACCAACCAAATCCAATATGTCTCTGTTTAAGTTCTGGAAGAAACCGGCCCCCGCTGCTACTGCCGAGGGTCAAACCACCGAGGGTGCGACCAAGGAAAACGCCGTCACGCCTCTTGATATTTCGCCTGAGAGCGAAATTGAACTCAGCGATGGCAAGAAAGCCACAGTTGCGCAGCTCGTTGAAGCCTATAACGCCAAAGCCAAGGACGGCGTGGATGGTGACGACGAGGTTGTTATCAACGCCAAGGGCGATAAAGTCAAAATGTGTGACCTCGTTGCGGCCTATAACAAGGCTACCGGCGAAGTCATGACCAATGCCGCCGAAGAGGAAGAGAAGAAAAAGAAGGAGAACGCCCGCATTGAGTCCGAAGCCGCTGCGAAAGCAAAGACTGACGCTGATGCTCTCGCCCTTCGCCAGAACTCCGGCACTCCCATTGTGAAGAAGCCCGATCACTTCCGTGTTCTCACCGCTGCCCGCGAAAACTCCGTTTTCTCCGATGGCGTCAAAGTTTCTTCCGGCTCCCTCGACGAACGCCTTAACGAAGGCAAAGCCCGTTACGGCAAGAAAACCGCCTAATCACTCAACACTCACGCATAACCATAACGCTATAACATGAGCACTTATCTCAATCAGAATCAGTTCACGCAGACCCCCGTTCTGGGTCAGGTGGATTTCACCGTCTCGCCTAACATCAAGTCCGTTAAAATCAACCCCTCGTCCGTCGCCACCGTGCTCCAATCCGGTCAAGCGTTCAAGATCGTGGATGTTGCCGGTCCTGAAATCATCGTGGACGTTGCCGCCATTACCGATGTCGCTTACGGCGTCGCTATCTACAACCCCAAGAAGAACCTCTTCACCGCCGGTCAGACCATTGAACTAGGCTGCGTTGGCACGGTTATCTACCTTGAGGCTTCCGCCGCTATCGCTCGCGGTGCGGGTGTTGCCCTCGACCCCACCGGCCCGACTGTTGCCACCGTCGATACCGCGACGCAGGCCACCATCGGCGAATGCCTCGACAAACCCACCGCCGCCGCGACCCTCGCCCGCATCGAGATTCGTCCCTCCAGTATCGTCACTTCGTAATACGACCCAAACCAAACACACACAACTAAACGCACATGAAATCCATTCGTTACGTTACTAACGGCAAGGGTCAGCAAGAGCCCGCTCCGCTTCACAGCACGCAGGGTTTGACCCTTCGCAACGCCAACGGCGACATCAACTCGGACGCTACCGGCTTCCAGATCGTCATTGATACCCTGACCTACATCAAAAAGCAGGTCACTAAGCAGAAGTTTTACGAGGTTGAGTTTGCCGAATACATCCCGCTGGCTGTCGGCGACGGTGCTTTCTCTCAAAACATCCTGACCAATCTGGAATTCAGCAACGCTGCTGACTTCGAGACGGGCAACATCAACGCGGGCACCAATAACGACCGTCTGGCCGTTGCGGACGCTTCCGTTGCCAGCAAGACCATCAAGGTTATCAACTGGGCTAAGCAGGTCGGCTATTCGATCTTCGACATCGAACAGGCTTTGCAGGCTAACAACTGGGATGTCATCGAGGCCAAGCACCGATCCCGTAAGAAAAACTGGGATTTGGGTCTTCAGAAGATCGCGTTCCTCGGTTCCGTGTCTGATACCGGCGTCACCGGCCTTCTGACCAACCCGAACTGCACGATCAACACCGCGCTTATCACGGCTCCGATTTCCGGCCTCAACGCCGCAAACTTCGCTACCTTCGTGCGCACGGTGATTTCGACCTACTTCACCGCCACCAACTCCACGCAGATGCCCACGCATTTCCAGATTCCTTACACGGATTTCTTGGGACTCGCTGGCAATCTCGTGCCGGGCACCGTTGGCACCTATCCTGTCACCATGCTGGCTTACCTTGAAGAAGTCTTCAAGAAGGCCACCATGAACGCCAATTTCAAGATTTACCCTCTTGCTTACGGCGATGCGGCCAACAATGCCGCCGTTCTCGGCAGCTCTGGCAAACAGTGCTACACGCTTTACAACATGAACAGCGAGAGCCTTCGCATGGACGTTCCCGTCGATTACACCGTCACCCAGCCGAACACCGTCAACAACTTCCAGTTTCAGGACGTTGCCTACGGTCAATACACTGGCGTCGGCGTTTACCGTAACTTGGAAGTGCTCTACTTCCGCTACTAACAACCACCGCACCCGAAAGGGTGTTTCGCTGAACGGTCCCAATTGAGGGACGCCGGAACCGTAACCGGCACAATTTATTTATACCTATGAAACTCTACAACAAAGGCGGGCGCATCTTCCACTTTGGCGACAATCACGACGACTGCATTAAACCTTCGACGTTCAAAGAAGTGCCTGACGATAAAGCCGACGCGCTCCTGAAGGATTACCCCCACGAGCTGGTTGCCGCTGAAGATCACCGCAAGAATCTCGCTGCTAATGCCGGTGCGCTGGCTGCGAAGGAAGCCGCGTTGAACAAGGAAAAGGCGGAAAGTGCCGTGAAAGACGCACACATCAAGAAACTTGAGCAACAGCTTGCCGCCATGCAAAAGCTGGTTGCGCAACCTGATTCTCCGTTTCCTCCGTCCGTTGACACGGGTAAAATCCCTAAGCGCAAGTAAGGTCAATGGCCTACCAGACGCCAACGATAGATCAGTTTAAGGCGCAGTTCTTTAGGGATTTTCCCTATGCCGTGCCTAGCTTTGGCGCGACTGGAACGGCGGTTATCTCTGGTTTTAGCGTTACGGCGGTCAACATCACATCGGGCGGTTTCTTTTATCAAAAGACGCCGCTCGTTTCTTTTTCTCACGGCATCGCTACGGCGCACGCCGTCGTTACCAATAACGCCGTTTCTTCGATTGTGGTTGATTCTGGGGGCAGTGGATACGCCGTTCCGCCTACGGTCACCATTACAAGCCAAGACGGCGACGATACGGACATAAAGAAAGTGACCAACATTGATATTCTTGCCGCTCAGAACATGGGCCTGATGAACATCAACCAAGGGCTTTTTGAGTCACAGTTGTTTTACTCGCAGTGCTTCAATCTGCTTACGGCGCATTACATGGTGACGAATCTTTTAGCGTCTACGCAGGGCGTTAAATCGCAGTATGACTGGCTTACGTCGCAGCGTTCTATTGGAAACGTGAACTCCTCGTTTGCTATTCCTGATCGCGTCAAGAAAAGCATGTTTCTTTCTACGCTCACGCAGACGCGATACGGAGCGCAGTATATCAGCCTTATCGCCCCCCTGTTGCTTGGAAACGTCCGACTCGTGGTAGGCGATACAACCCCGTGAACACCGTAACCCTAGACACTAAAGGGTTGCAGGCGTTCAAGCGTTCACTCGGTAAGGCGGACAAGGCGCGCGTGCAGGTTGGTATTTTTGAAAGTCACAACGCACGCGACGACGGGGAAACCAATGCGTCTATTGGGGCGAAAATGGAGTTTGGCTCTATGGCGGAAAGCACGCCTTCCGATAAACAAGCCGCCTCCCGTGGACGCACCGGAAAACATCGCCCAACGTGGGTGGGTAATCCAGCCAGATCGTTTTTGGATATGCCTGTAAAAACAGAACTACCCGAGGTTATCAGAGCGGAAAGCGATTCACTTGTTTCCGCATTTGTAGATGGCGGCGCAAAGCCCATGCTTGAAATGGTAGGATTTATGGCAGAGGCATCAATCCAAGAGGCTTTTGAAACAGGCGGATTCGGGACATGGGACGCCAATAGTGATAAGACTAAAGAATGGAAGGGGTCTGATAAACCGCTTATTGACTCTCATCAGCTACGCGAATCCATTAGCTCGCGGGTTGTATAAACGACATGGCGCAACAATCACTAGGCATCATAAACGGTCGGGATTCCTTATTGGAGGACTTGTCGTGCGTG